TTCGCCCACGGCGCGTTCCGGCACCAGGAGTCGGCCGCCCATCGGGTGAAGCTGGCCCGGGAGCACATCAGGCTGGGCGGCACCCTGATCGGCCGCCTGACGCTGATGCGGAACGACGCCAAGGGCCAGTACATCGAAGCCCGGGTCGCCGAGACCCCGATGGGCGATGAGACCCTCGCGCTGGTGCGCGACGGCGCGCTGTCGGAGTGGTCGATCGGCTTCCGTGAGCGGCAGAACCGCCGCCTGTCCGGCGGCGTGATCGAGCGAGTCACCGCCGATCTCCGCGAGGTCGCGCTGACCCTCGAAGGCGCGTACGGCGAGGCCGCCGCTGTGGCCGCTGTCCGCTCGGCCGACGACCGCCCGAACCTGGAGCAGGCCCGCCAGATCCTCGCCGGCCTGCCCACCCTGCCGCCTCTGTAGCAGCCCCAGTTCTCCGGCCACGTCAACGGACGCGGCCGGCGCCGATACCGGCACCTCCAACCACACCCCCGCCTCTCAGCGATGCGGGCACCTGGCGTGGACACCCCGGTCACTCGCGATTCCCACGAGATGACCAGGAGACACACCCATGTCCACCAACCCCTACCTCGAGCGCCTCCGTACGCGGTACGACGGCCTCAAGTCCGGCATCGAGGGCTTGCAGACCCGCGCCGCCGACGAGGAGCGCGACCTCACCGAGGACGAGCTCCGATGCATCAAGGAGCAGTCCGACGAGGCCAAGACCCTCGCCACCCAGATCGAGGACCTCACCGAGGTCGAGACCCGCAACCGCAAGGTCGAAGGGCTCGCCGCGTCGCTGGTCCCGACCGACGAGAGCGGCGAGACCCGGTTCCACACCCAGGACCGCGACCCCGGCCACTACACCCGGTCGTCCGAGCACTCGTTCTTCGCCGACATGTACAGCGCACGGGGAGACAACGACGCCGACGCGGCCCGTCGGCTGGTCGAGCACAACCGTGCTCTGACGACCGCGGGTGCCGGTGCCGGCATCGTGCCGCCGAAGTGGCTGACCGACGAGTACGCCGCGATGGCCCGTCAGGGACGCTCCCTGGCCAGTGCGGTGCGGAACATCCCGCTCGGCTCCGACCCCCGGCCGCTGACGCTGCCGAAGCAGACGACCGGTGCCGACGCCGTGGTTCCGGCCGAGCAGGCGGCTGAGAACGACGTGACGCCGAGCACGGACAAGTTCGCCAGCTCGGTCGACACCGTGGTGCCGAAGCCGACTCGTGGCAAGCAGATCGTGTCCCGCCAACTGGTCGAGATGTCGACTCCGGCGGTCGACGCGCTGATCTACGGCGACCTCCTGTCGGAGTACAACCGGCAGGTCGAGCTCAAGGTCGGTACGGCGATCAAGGCGGCCGGTGTGGCGTTGACCGCGCAGGCGAACGAGGCCGCGTTCCAGGCCGCGCAGGGATCGGTGGTCGACCTGGCCATCGGCGTCCGCAAGGCGCGGAAGGTGCCCGCCAACATCCTCGCGACGACGATCGAGCGGTACGGCGAGTTCCTGAAGCTGAAGGACTCGACCGGCCGCCCGCTGATCGGCGAGGAGACCGCCGGCCAGGCGTTCAACGTGGTCGGCGTCGGAACGGTCGCTGTCGACGGCCGGATCCGTGGTCTGGGCATCGTCGCGACCGAGGGCATGGGAGCCGGCACCTACCCGGACACCTACGCCGCGTTGCGGGCGTCGGACACGCTGCTGTTCGAGTCGGACGTGATGCGGTTCCGGTACGAGGAGCGCAGCGGTCCCGAGAGCATCGAGCTGGGCATCTGGGCGTACACCGCCGTGCTCGTTCGGTACGCGACGGATTCGGTCCGCAAGATCAACGTCACGATCGCCTGAGCCATGGCGGCGGCGAAGAAGCAGGCAGCGTCGAAGGCTTCCGACTCCAAGTCGGAAGCCTCGGCGTGCGCCGTCGACGGATGCGACCAGGCAGCCGAGTACGTGCCTGGCCTGTGCAAGGCCCACTACGACACGCACCGGGGCTTCGCCCGGGAGCCGGAGTCGAAGGACTGACCGATGGCGCTGACGTACTTCACCCTGTCGGACCTGCGGGCGATGCCCGACATGAACGACTTCACGAAGTACAGCGACGCCCGGTTGACCGCGGCCGGCGAGTGGATCGAGGCGCTCATCGAGCGCGAGGTCCGCACGTCGTTCGTCCATCGGTCGTGGACCGAGACGCTCGACGGAGACTCGCAGGACGCCGACGGCCGGCTGCTGCTGTCAAAGCGGTTCGTCGTCGGCGTCACGGCGGTCACGTCGAACGGCGTCGCCTTCGACGCTGGCGACCTTGCCGAGGTCCAGGCCGACGGCAGCCGCATCTACCGGCGCACGGTCGGCAGCTACTCCGGGTTCATCCCGTGGGATTCCGGCACCCGCAACGTCGAGATCACCTACGACGCCGGCTACTCCACCGAGCCGCCCGACGACATCCTTGACGCCGCGCTGCAGGGTGCCCGCTACCGGGTGATGCGCACCGCTGTCTCTGTGGGGATCTCCGACCGCGCCACTTCGGTCACGATGAACGACAGCAACGTCCAGCTGTCTATCCCCGGCAAGGACCGGCCGACCGGGCTGCCCGAGGTCGATCAGGTCATCATCGGCTGGCGCGACAAGCTGGCCCTGCGGTTCGGATTCGCCTGATGGCCGGGTCCGTCGTCGTCGCCTGTAAGCGGGCGCTTGTCGACGGCCTCACGGGTCAGCCCGGCATGTCCGGAGGCACCTTCCTCCAGGTCACCTACGGCTGGCCCGGTGACGATCTGGCCGAGCGCGAGTGCATCTTCATGGGCCGCGCCAGGGCCGACCAGCCAACGGCCGCGCTCGGCGCAGGCCGCAGGCGCCGCACCGACGACGGCACGTTCGAGGTTATCGTCCGCGTCCTCGTCAACGGGACGCCGGAGCAGGCCGAGGAACGCGCCCTGGAGATCGGCACCGAGGTCGAGGAATGGGTCGCCGACCACAAGACCCTCGGCGGCGTCACCGGACTGAACTGGGCCGTCGTGGACGGCTGGGAGCTGAACAACGCCACCGCCGAAACAGGCTCGCTCGCCGAGCTCATCTACACCATCCGATACCAAGCGAGGCTCACATGAAGGTCAAGTACGTCGGCGGCCACGACGAGGTCGAGATCGGCGACACCGGGATCGTCTGCGCACGAGGCAAGACGGTCGACGTCCCCGACGAGCTGGCCGAGGGCCTGCTCGATCAACCCACCAACTGGGAGTCGGTCAAGTCCGGCGCCAAGACCAAGGAGAGTGAGTGATGGGCGCGCTCGACCATCAGCTCGGCATCGTCGACGAGGTGACGTACGGCACGCCCGTCACGGTCACCAAGTTTTACGAATACAACAGTGAGTCCATCAGCGAGACCGAGGGCCGCACCGAGGGCGACCCGCTCCGGTCCGGAACCTTCGTCCAGCGGAACGACCGGTTCACCCCGTACTTCGCGGGCGCGGCCGGCACGGTGCAGCTCGACGTGATGACCAAGGGGTTCGGCTACTGGCTGAAGCACATGCTGGGTGCCGTCGCGACCACTGGTCCGGCGGAGACCACGGTGTTCACCCACAGCGGCACCGTCAATGAGCTGATCGGCGACATGTTCAGCCTCCAGGTGAACAGGCCCTTTCATCCCGCGGGCACGAACCAGCCGTTCACCTACTCGGGCGGCAAGATCACGAAGTGGACGCTGTCGAACAGCGTGGACGGCAACCTCGTCTGTGACCTGGACGTCGACTTCCAGACCGTGTCCGATGCCATCGCTCTGGCGACCGCGTCGTACCCGACGTCGATGGAGAACCTCACCTGGGCGGGCGGGGTCGTGACGATCGGCGGCTCGGCCTTCGACATCACCGAGTTCTCGTGCTCGTGGGACAACGCCTACAACGTCGACCGTCGGTTCATCCGGGCGAACACGTTGAAGAAGGAGCCGACCAACGGTCGGCGCATGGGTGAGTTCAGCATGTCGGCGGACTTCTCCGACCTGACCCAACGTGCCCGTGCCCACTCGGCGACCCGTGCGGGGGCGCTGGCGCAGATCATCGCCACCTGGAACGGCCCGACCCTGCTGGGCTCGACGCTGTTCCCGCAGCTGAAGCTGACGATCCCGGCCGCCCGGTTCGATTCCTGGACGGGTGCCACCGAGGGCCCGACCGGCATCAGCCAGACGCTGTCCGGGGTGGTCCGTTGGACCGGCACCGGCTCGCCCATCACGCTCGACTACGCCTCCGCCGACACCACGCCGTAGCCATGGCGAAGGTCAAGACCGGAGACATCCAGGTCGAGGGTCTCGCCCAGCTGTCCAAGGTCCTGAAGGGCATGGACAAGGACCTGGCGAAGGAACTACGGCTGGCGAACAAGAAGGCAGCGCAGATCGCCGCCGACGCGGCCAAGTCGAGGGCGCTGTCGCTCGGTGGCTCGGCCGCGAAGGGCGCCCCGACCATCCGGGCCTCGGCCGGTGTGAAGTCAGCGTCGGTCGGGTTCGGTGGCGCGTCCGCGCCCTGGATGGGTGGCTCCGAGTTCGGCGCCAACCGTGAGGGGCAACGCCGCCGCTCGACCGGCACCTATGTCGGCTACCGCCAGTTCGACGTGTGGCGCGGGTCCGGCCGAACCGCTGGTTACTTTGTATATCCGTCCATAAGGGACAACGAGTCTCGCATCGTCGAGCAGTACGAGGACGCGCTCGGCGACCTGATCCGAAAGTCCTTCCCGCGGTAGTCACCACCAAAGTCGAGGTCACTATGTCGAACACCAAGAAGGCGCCGGCCACACGTCCGTCGCTGAACCGCAAGGTCACCCGAAGCTCCCAGGCCGCTCGCAAGAAGGCCCTCAACGAGAAGCTGGCCATCCGTGTCGACGGCACCGTCTACACGCTGCGTGTCGGCGACATGACCGCGCTGGACGATCACGCCCTACGCACCCAGTACGGGATGCCGTTCGAGGGGATGGTTCAGGCGATGGCCGCGGGCGACCGGGCACTCGACCTGATGGCGGCGATCATCTGGATGGCCCGCCGGACCAACGGCGAGGAGCTGCTGACCTACGCCGAGGTCGCCGCCGAGATCGGCTTCGACGTCGACATCAGCGACGTCGCCGAGGACGAGGCAAAAGCGGAGGCACCCCCGGAAGCGTGAGGGCGGCGCTGCTCGAGCAGTTGCCCGCCCTGACGCGCTTCTACGGCCTCAAGCCGTGGGACTTCGACCGGATGACGCTCTTCGAGGTGTCGGAGTACCTGAGCCAGTTGCGGCAATACCGAGACGACACCGAGAAGGCGAACAGGGAGGCGAACAGTGGCCGCTAGCCGTCGCGTCACCATCGAGTTTCTCGGTGACGACAAGTCCGCCTCCCGCACCGCCCGCAACATCGACACGACCACGTCGAAGCTCGGCGACACGTTCAAGAAGGTCGGCAAGTTCGCGGCCGTCGGCCTGGCCGCCGGTGTCGCCGTGGCCGGGAAGTTCATGTACGACGCGGCGAAGGCCGCGGCCGAGGACGAGGCGTCGCAGGCGAAGCTCGCGGAGACGCTGAAGAGCAGCGCGGGCGCCACTGACGCCCAGGTCGCCTCCGTCGAGAAGTGGATCTCGGCTCAGGGCCGCTCGCTCGGTGTCACCGACGACGAGCTCCGGCCCGCGCTGCAGCGGCTCACCGAGGCCACCGGCGACGTCGGCGAGGCACAGAAGCTCGCCTCCCTGGCGATGGACGTCTCGGCCGGCACCGGCAAGTCGCTGAAGTCGGTGTCCGAGGCGCTGATGAAGGCGCAGAACGGCCAGGTGTCGGGTCTGTCACGGCTCGGCATCGAGACGAAGAAGGCCAACGGCGAGACGCTGACCTTCGACCAGGCCGTCCGGAAGATGTCGGACACCTTCAAGGGTCAGGCCGCGGTCCAGGCCAACACGCTGTCCGGCCGCATGGGTCGGCTCAAGCTGATGTTCGACGAGGCCCAGGAGTCCATCGGCGCCAAGCTGCTCCCCGTCCTGACCGACCTCGCCACCTGGTTCATGGACGAGGGCCTGCCCGCGATCAAGGCGTTCGCCGCCGACCTGCGCGAGAAGCTGACCCCGGCGTTCAACGCCATCGTCGCCTGGGTCAAGGAGAACTGGCCCGAGATCCGCAAGACGATCGTGTCTGTAATGCGGGACGTCGGGGAGACCGTCGCCAGCATCGTCTCCACCATCCGTGCCATCTGGGACAAGTGGGGCGACGACATCATGCGGGTCATCAAGATCGTCTGGCCCTACGTGCGGGACACGATCAAGAACGCGCTGAAGATCATCAAGGGCGTCATCCAGGTCGTCACCGGAATCATCAAGGGCGACTGGTCCCAGGTGTGGGAGGGGATCAAGAACATCTTCAGCGGTGTCTGGGACCAGATCAAGAACTACCTCCGGACCGCGCTGAAGCTCATCAAGGTGCTGATCGACTCGGCCTGGGACGCGGTCAAGGATCTGACCAAGAAGGCGTGGGACGGCATCAAGGACCTGTTCGGCCGCGCCTGGGACGGGATCAAGGACCTCACCGGCAGGGCGTGGGACTGGCTGAAGGACAAGATCCGCGACGGGATCAGCAACTGGCGGGAGCTGCTCCGCGACGGGTGGGAGAAGATCAAGGACATCTTCCGCGACGCCTGGGACAGGCTGAAGGAGATGCACGGCCAGGCGGTCCAGTGGGTCATCGACAAGATCAGGTCCATCCCCGACCGGCTGGCGAACCTTCCGGAGAAGCTGCTTCGCCTCGGTGGCCAACTCATCGGCCGCCTGAAGGCCGGCGTGGTCGACAAGATGAACGACATCCGAGACTGGGTGAAGTCCAAGATCGTCGACCCGATCATCAACGCGGTCAAGGACTTCTTCGGCATCTCGTCGCCGTCGAAGGTGATGCGCGGGCTCGGCGGTCACCTGATCGACGGGCTGATCGACGGCATGAGCCCAAGCAACTGGGGGGACATCGCCAAGAAGATATTCGGCGGGATGCCCGCCGCGATGTCGGCGATGGTCAAGAAGGGGCTCGTGCCCCTCGCGATGGGGCTGGATACCGCGCTGTACGGCGACACCCTGTCGAACCAGCAGATCGGCCGGCGGCTGCTCAACTCGATGGGCTGGGGTGCGTACTGGCCGCAGTTCAACGCGCTGGTCATGGGCGAGTCGGGCTGGAACAACTACGCGCAGAACCCGACCAGCTCGGCGTACGGGATCGGGCAGTTCCTCGACTCGACGTGGGCGACGGTCGGCTACGCCAAGACTTCGGACGCCGGTCTGCAGATCGCGGCGATGCTGAAGTACATCGCCCAGAGTTACGGCAACCCTGCGAACGCGTACTCGGCGTGGCTGTCCCGTAGCCCGCACTGGTACGGCCAGGGCCTCCATGGCGCGGTGTTCGACAGGCCGACCCTGATCGGTGTCGGCGACGGGATGCGCCCGGAACGGGTCGACGTCACCCCGATCGGCGGCCGCCGTGGCGCCGGCGACGAAGTCGTGATCCACAACCACGTGTACCTCGACGGCAAGCAGATCGAGCAGAGCCAGGTCCGACTGAAGCGGCTCAACGGCGGAAGGCTGGCGTACGTCTAATGCCCGCCTCCACGTTCATGCCGGACATCACGGTGGAGATCGCCTTCGCCACAGCCCCGGACGACCCTTCGCCGACGTGGACCGACGTCTCCACCTACGTCGAGGCGGTCGACCCGATCACGATCAGTCGTGGCCGGTCGGACGAGATATCGGAGATCCAGCCGTCCCGGCTGACCGTGACGCTCGACAATTCCGACGGACGGTTCACGCCTGGCAACGCCTCGGGCGCCTACTACCCGAGCGTCAAGAAGAACCGCATGATCCGGGTGTCCGCCGTGTGGCCGCTCGGTGGGGGCGGGATCACGTACCGACGCTTCACCGGGTACATCGACGAGTGGCCCGTGTCGTGGCCCAACGGCAACGGCGAGTACGCCTCGGTCACGGTCACCGCGTCGTCGCGTCGGGCGCGGCTGGCGCTCGGCACGGAGCTCCGATCGATCATCGAGGAGGAGTATCTGGCCGACGGGCCGATCGCGTACTACCCGCTCGGGGAGGCGTCGCCAGGCGGCGGTACGCCCGGGCAGGCAGGCGACGTGTCCGGCAACCAGCAGCCCAATCTGGTGGCAACAGGGAGCGCCCCGGGGATCCAGTGGCAGGCCGCCACCGGACCCGGCACCGACTCTCTGTCGGCTCCTCTGTTCTCCGGCGGCAAGTACCTCGAGATGCTCGCAAACCAGCCGCTGGCCGACTCGGGCGATGCATCGTTCACCGTCGAGGCATTCATCAACACCACGAACAGCGCGGCGCCCCGGGCCATCGCAACACTCGCGTCCGGTTTCTGGTACAGCTACCTCGGGATCAATGTCGCCAACCAGCTGTTCGCCGGATCACCGTCCTATTCGGTCAGCTCCGCAGCCACCATCAACGACGGCCTGACGCATCACGTCGCCGTACGGGAGACCACGTCGGGTGGAACGACGACTCTGACCCTGTTCCTGGACGGCGTCTCCGTCGACTCCGACACGACGTCGGCGGTCGCGACCGACCGGTCGCGGCTGCTGGTCGCGTCGATGACCAACGACAGCATCTCCGATAAATGGTCCGGCACCATCTCGCACATTGCCGTGTTCGCCGGCACCGCGCTCACCGATGCCCGGATCTCCGCCCATGCCGCCGCCGGGCTGACCGGGTTCTACGGGGAGTCGACGGACGAGCGGATCTTCCGGCTGGCCGAGTACGCCGGGGTTGACGCCTTCGTGGACACCGAGAGCGGTCTCACGACCTCGATCATCAACCAGGACACGACCGGCCGGACACCGATCGACCTGATGGATGAGGTCACCCAAACCGAGGGCGGGATCCTGTTCGACGCCACCGATGGGACTCTCACCTTCCACGCCCGTACCCACCGGTACAACGCGACCTCGCAGTACACACTCGACGCGAGCCAGGACCAGATCGAGGCGACGCTCGAGGCGAAGATGGACGGGCAGCAACTGGTCAATGACATCACCGCCACCGGGGGCTCCAGCATCGTGGTCCGGGCCGTCAACGCCGACTCGATCACCGAGCATGGTGTTCGGCGTGACCAGGTCGAACTGCTCACGCTCGTCGACAACGAGGTGTACGACGCGGCGAACTGGCGGGTGCAGCGGTACGGCGAGCCCGACGTCCGGATCAGTGCCGTCCAGGTCGACCTGCTCAACCAGTCGTCGTCACTCATCAGCGAGCTGCTCGACACCGAGCTCGGGACCCGCATCACCCTGAGCAACCTGCCCGACCAGGCGCCGGCCGCATCGCTCGACATGTTCATCGAGGGCATTGCCGAGACGATCGGCGCCGAGTCGTACACGATCACATTCGAGCTGTCCCCGGTCGTGCTGTCCGACGTGTGGCAGCTCGATTCTGCTTCGTACTCGCAACTCGACCAGACAACCGTCCTGGCGTACTGAGGAGGTCACTGTGGCTTGGACTTCGCCCCGAACATGGGTAGCCGGTGAGACTGTCACGGCGGCGCTGATGAACACCCATGTCCGAGACAACCTCAAGGCCATCGGCGATGCTTGGACGTCCTACACCGTGACGTGGACCGGGTCGTCCACCAACCCCGCCATCGGCAACGGGACCAAGACCGGGGCCTACATCCAGGCCGGCAAGCTGGTCATCTTCAGGATCAGCATCACCTTCGGCTCGACCACCACGCTCGGGACGGGCTTCTACTCCTTCTCGCTGCCCGTCACGTCGTTCGACAACAAGATCGCCATTGGGCAGGGCATGGCGTTTGATACTTCGGCTACCGCCCTGTCGTCGTTGGTGGTGTTCGTCGACAACTCCGGGTTCACCACGGTCCGAGCCAAGGACATGGCGACCGACGGGAACGTCACCGCTTCCGCGCCGTTCGCGTGGGCCAACGGCGACGAGATCAACCTGACCGGCGTGTACGAGGCGGCGTAGGGGGCTGAGTGATGCAACTGGATGTGAACGATGCGATGGACTTTCTGACCCAGGCGGTCATCCTCATCGGAGGGCTGATCGGTGTGGTCGGCGCGGGAATGTACGCGCTGAAACGGTGGATCCGGAACACGGTCGCGACGCCGACGGAGCGGCTGCTGGAACAGGTCGAGCCGAACGGCGGCCGGAAGGAATCCACCCGGCACCTGATCGAGGAGCTGGTCGACAAGACCGACCAGATCATCGACCGGGTCGAAGAGATCGAGACCCAGCGCGAAGAGGACGCCCATACGGTCCAGCGGGCGCTGTCCCAGGCCCAGTCGGCGCTGACGATCGCCACCCACACCGGGGAACGGCTCGACAAGATGCTCGAACGGCAGGAACGCCATGACGGCTAACCGCTGGCGGATCGCGGCCCTGCTCGTCGGCGTCGCCATCGGCCTGTTCCTGTCCACCATCGTCACCTAAGGAGACCCATGTCCGACGCCTACGAGGTCCGGAAGTACGGCACCGACAGCTCCGGCCGCGACATCCTCATGAACCGCCGGATGAAGGCCGCGTTCGACGTGGCCTGCCGTAAGGCCGGTGTAACCCCGACGATCGTGCAGGGCGCGTACATGCGCCGTGTCGGTGGCGGGGCCGACCAGTCGGCCGGAACACACGATCAGGGCGGCTGCATCGACACCCGCACCTGGGACATCACCCGCCGCCAGCGGCGCCGCCTCATCCGCGCCGGCCGCTCGGTCGGCTGGGCTGTCTGGTTCCGCAACGAACGCCACGGCGGGTTCGACGAACACTGCCACTGGGTCCTGCTCGGCGACACCGACGCCACCGACGACGCGAAGTGGCAGATGAACGAGTACCGCGCCGGCCGCGACGGGCTCGCCACACGCGGCCGTGACTACCACTGGCGGCCGCGGCAGATCCCGCTGTTCGGCTACGCCGCGTGGCTCAAGAGCCGGAAGAAGCCTGCGGCGGCCTAGGTCCCGGTCAATTACCGGAACCTAGCTAGGTGGTGGTAATTGACCACCACCTAGCTAACAGCTTCCAGGTCAATTCCCTGAAAGCTGCTTGGTGGTCAGTGACCACCAAGCAGACCCTCAAGCCTGCTGGGTCCTGACCTCGACGCGCCCAGCAGCGAAGCGCCCCCACCCTGATCCAGGGTGGGGGTGCTTTCGTCATGCATGGCGAGGGTCCGTGTTCGCCAGCCTGGCACCCGGTCCAACGAACGACCGGTCGGAAGGTTACGTGTCAAGTCCTTCTGGCGAGTCCGGGATGGCCCTGGCCAGCGCCTCGTCCACCCGCCGGCGAAGCTCGTTCACGCCCGGTCCGTGGACCAGTTCGCTGTCCCGGGCGTTCAACTGGGCCTGCACAGACATCAGCCCGGCCATGGTCAGGTGTTCGCGAACGACCTGGTTGCCCCACATGGCGATCAGCGCCTTCGTTGTCTCGCGCATCATGATCTGCCGGACATCCTCGTCGCTGTACTTCTTCTCGTCGCCCATCAGCCGCCGCCCTCGTCGTCCTCGCCTCACCGTCGCCGGCCGAACCGCCAGCTCGCGCCGCGGAACAGCCGGAACGACCCGCCGCCATGGGAGTTCAACCGTAACCGGCGACCGACCCGCCGGGACACGGTGGCCCCGGACTTCGAGAGGTTGGCGTCGGTGTCATCGTCGATGCGCTTCGCACGCCGGAAGATCAGGCCCATCAGGCCTCATCTTCGTCCGTTTGCCAATTATGCGAGACATCCCTGCCTTGCCACTGCCGGGCGGCATCCTGCAAAACGACGGCGAGCATGGCTGCCTGATGGCCGTCTAGGATCACGTTGGCCTCATGGCCCTCATCGTTCCCGTAGCGGTAACGAGCTGCGACCATGACCCAGCCAACGGGGTCCTCAGCGTCGCTCAGCAGGTGAACCTCGACGTAGCTTGCGCCCTCTTCCTCAGCCTCCCCGACGATCCCAACAAGGAAGTCGTCATGGTCGCCGCTGTCGTCGTACCACGACACGGGCTTCCTGCTTTCAGCCATCCTCCGGTCTCCCCTTCGTCAGGTTTTCTGCGCTCCACACGCGGTGGACACAACGTATCGGTCAACGAAGCGCCCCCACCCCGGAACACCGGGTGGGGGCGCTTTCGTCATGCCTGGCGAGGGTCCGTGTTCGCCTGGCGGGAACTCCGTCCCAAGCGGGGCCAGGGAACGGAGTACCCGATTCGGCTAACGACCGAGCAGCCGAGAAGTTACGTCCCGGCAGAACCTGGCCACGGCCTCCGGCCAGAACAGCAACATCGAGACGGTCGCGCCGGCCCACAGGCCGACCAGGATCTCGGTCATGACCGCCACTCCTCCCGCCAGCCGAA